CACCCCCTATCCACAAAACAACCCACCCCCTTTTTTTGGTAGACCTCCTTTTGTAAATAAAATAATACCATATGTATGGAGTACGATAGCAAAGACATACAATCTGTAGTATTTATAGAACCCGAAACTAACAATGTAGTTATTAAGATCACAGGCTTTCCTAACAAAGACATAGCTGATTTATATATTAGCTGGGTTATGGCAGAGTTATCTTTTGACTTTACACCTACCAGTGGAACAATAGACACCATGTTACATTAATGAATATAGTTATTCCTTACACTGCCAGAAAACATCAGAAGTTTCTTCACTCTAAGATGCTAGAAAAAAGATGGTCAGTCTTAGTCTGCCATCGTAGATTTGGTAAAACAGTAATGATGATTAATCATTTACTAATGACCGCACTACAATCCAAACTGAAGAACCCCAGGTTTGCTTATATTGCACCTACCTTTAAACAAGCTAAATCTATTGCTTGGGATTACATCAAACAGTTTTCTGATAAGATCCCAGGAGTACGCTTTAATGAGACAGAGCTGCGTGTAGACTTGCCTAATGGCTCTAGGATAACCCTACTAGGCTCAGAGAACTGCGATGGTCTTAGAGGTATCTATTTGGATGGTTGCGTCATAGATGAGTATGCCAATGTAACAGAACGATTGTTCCCAGAAATTATTAGACCTGCTCTATCCGATAGAAAAGGCTACTGCGTATTTATAGGTACACCACAAGGAATGAATAACAACTTTTACGATATGTACCAGCACGCACAAAAGAACCATAGTGATTGGTTTTATTTTAAAGCACAGGCAAGCAAAACCAAAATAGTAGATGAGGAAGAATTAGAAAAAGCAAAAGAGATTATGGGAGATAACAAGTTCAAGCAAGAGTTTGAATGTGATTGGATAGCGAACATTGAAGGAGCTGTATACGGAGAGGTTATGCAAAAGATGGATGATAAAAGGCAGATTACTAGAGTACCTTACGATCCTTCTTTGCCAGTCTCTACCGCATGGGATATAGGAGTTTCAGACCACACTGCTATTATATTTTATCAACAACTAGGTTCAGCAATTAATATTGTAGATTACTATGAAGAACGAAAACAAGGATTACCCCATTTTATAGAAGTAATAAATTCCAAAGAGTACATCTACAAGGATCACTTTGGTCCACATGATATAGAGGTGATGGAATTTAGTAATGGAAAAACCAGAAGGGAAGTAGCTTATCAATTAGGAGTTACATTTAAAGTTGTGCCGAAAATTCCTTTAGAGGATGGAATCCACGCTACCGCTATGGCACTACCCAGATGCTACATTGACATAGACCATTGCAAAAAATTAATAGATGCGTTAAGACATTACCACAGGAAGTACATAGATAAAAACAGAATGTTTAGATCTAAGCCTGTACACGATTGGAGTTCACACGCCTGTGATGCCATGAGGTATTTGGCTGTGGGACTTCAAGAAATTAACACTAGACAAGCTGCTCCACAAAATGTAGCAGATAATAGTTATAGGATAATATAAATATGGGTTCATTATTTTCACCAAAGATGCCACCACTACCACCAGTAGCACCAGCTCCTGAGATGCCTTCTTCAGAAATTTCAGCAGAAGAAAAAGAAAGTATTGCTAAAGAACAAGCGGCAGTAGAAAGAAAAAGAAGAGGTAGAAAGTCTACGATTCTAACTGGACCTTTAGGAGATGTCAGCGATGCTGAGATAGAAAAGAAAACTTTATTAGGATCATAACATGGGAATTAGAAACATAATTAAAATAGCAAAAGAAATAATCAAACCAAAAAAAACCAAAGTAAAAATTAAAAAAGAAGAACCTGTAATTTTAAAAGCAGAAGAAGTAATTAAAAAACCTGAAGTAGAGCAAGTAAGAGTTACAGAAACTAAATCTACCTTAACTAGAGAAACTAACTAACATGGGTTCAGTAGCAAGAGTGTTTAGACCAACACCTCCACCACCTCCAGTAGCAAAACCAATAGCTACTACTATAGCTCCAACCACAGCAGAAGTTTCTCAAAGTACAGCAACAGATGCAGATGGATATTCTTCAAGTGTTAAAACAAAACGAAAAGGAAGATCAGCAACTATTCTAACTAGCTCAGCAGGAGTAGAGGGAGATGCTACACTAGGTAAGAAAAGTCTATTAGGATCATAATGGCAAAAACAGATTTAAGTAAAAGTTTATTAGCACGATTTGACAAACTACAAGGTCAAAGGCAAAACTGGGAAACACACTGGCAAGAAGTTGCAGATTATATGCAACCAAGAAAAGCTGATGTAACTAAAACCAGAGCCAGAGGAGATAAAAGAAATGAGATGATTTTTGATTCGTCTCCTATTCAAGCAGTAGAATTACTAGCAGCTTCTTTACATGGTATGCTGACTAACCCTTCCACCCCTTGGTTTACCTTACGATTTAAAGAAGAAGATATGGATAACGAAGAAGAAGCAAAACTTTGGTTAGAGTCTGCAACCGAAACAATGTACACTGCGTTTAATCGTTCTAACTTCCAACAAGAAATTTTTGAATTATACCACGATCTAATTACCTTTGGTACAGCAGCAATGTTTATTGAAGAAGATGATGATGATTTAATTAAATTCTCAACTAGACATATTAACGAAGTGTTTATTGCTGAGAACGATAAGGGAAGAGTAGATACAGTATACAGAAGATTTAAACTTTCTGCTAGAGGTGCGTTGCAAAAATTTGGAGATAAAGTTTCTCCAGACATTATGGCAATGTCAAAAAAAGATCCTTACCAAGAAGTAGAATTAATCCACGCACTTTATCCAAGATCTGATTTTGATCCTAAGAAAAAAGATAAAGCTAATATGCCATTTGAATCTGTTTATGTAGAATATAAAAATGGAAACGAATTATCTGTTTCTGGATTTAAAGAATTTCCTTTTGTAGTACCTCGTTACTTAAAAGCATCCAATGAAATCTACGGAAGATCTCCTGCGATGACTGCTTTGCCTGATGTGAAGATGTTAAATGAAATGTCTAAGACCACTATTAAAGCAGCACAGAAACAAGTTGATCCTCCTTTGTTAGTGCCTGACGATGGTTTTTTATTACCAGTTAGAACTGTACCTGGCGGATTAAATTTTTATAGATCAGGAACAAGAGATAGAATTGAACCTTTAAACATTGGTGCAAACAATCCATTAGGATTAAACATGGAAGAGCAAAGAAGAGATGCTATTCGTGCTGTGTTTTATGTAAACCAACTTATGATGCAGAATGGTCCTCAAATGACAGCAACAGAAGTCATCCAAAGGAACGAAGAGAAGATGAGATTACTAGGACCTGTTCTTGGTAGACTGCAATCAGAATTGTTAAAACCATTAATTGATAGAGTGTTTGCTATACTGCTCCGTAACAATATGTTGCCAGAAGCACCAGAGTTTTTATCTGGAAGAAATGTAGAAATTGAATATGTTTCACCACTTGCTAAAGCACAAAAATCTTCAGAGCTACAATCCATTATGAGAGCAATAGAAATATTAGGATCATTAGCAAATGTAGCACCAGTATTTGATTATGTTAATTTTGATAACCTAGTGAAACATCTAGCAGACATAGTTGGTATGCCACAAAAATTATTAAAATCACAAAACCAAGTAAACTCTGAAAGACAACAAGCTCAAGAACAGGCTCAACAACAACAACAAATGCAACAGATGCAACAAGTAGCACAAGCAGGAGGAGACATAGCACCATTGGCAAAAGCATTGCCAGAGGAAGCAAAGGCTTTAGTAAACCCAGAAGAGTAATAGAAAGGAAAAAACATGGAAGCAAGTAAACAACTAGAACAATTAATTGGAAAGTTAAAAAAAAATTACGAATTTATATTCAATACAGACGAAGGCAAAGAAGTCTTGTTTGATTTAGAAAAGAGATGCCACTACCACGCTACTACTAATGTTAAAGGAGATAGCCATGAAAGTGCATATATGGAAGGACAACGCAGCGTTCTTTTATTTATAAAATCAATGCTGCAAAATGATAATGAAAAAGGAAAATAATAATGTCAAACGAACAGATAACGCAGGAAACTGTGCCTGTAGAAACAGCGACACCATCTACAGAAACAGTCCAACCAACAGCAACACTTAATACAGTTGCAAAATCAGATACACCTATAACACCCTCTTCTTGGAAAGAGTCTATCAGTGAAGAGTTTAGAAGCGATCCTAGTATAGAAAAATTTACGGAGATTGATGCACTAGCAAAAAGTTACATCAACGCAACTAAAATGATTGGTCAGGACAAGGTAGTTATTCCTAACAACAACTCAACAGACGATCAGTGGAGTGAAGTGTATTCAAAATTAGGTAGACCAGAAACAGCAGATCAATATAAATTAAATGTTAAATCTGATGTAGTTAATTTTGATGAAGGTGCAATTAAATCATTTGCAGAACAATCTCATAAACTAGGTTTGAATAATAAACAAGCTGAAGGTATTTTAGATTTCTATAAAAATAATATGGAAGGTACTGCACAGCAATCAAAGATTGATACAGAGACTGCTCAAGTTCAAGCGGAACAACAGCTAAGACAAGAGTGGGGTAGAGACTTTGAAGGTAAAGTTAAACAAGCTGGTGCATTAGCTAAAGCAAATATTAATCCAGATGTATTAGATATGCAATTACAAGATGGAACAAGGGTAGGAGATCATCCAGAAATTATAAAAGGATTTGCAAAAATTGCTAATATGATGTCTGAGGATAAAATTGTTTCTACAGAAAGCGAAAATGTAGATACCATGAAAGACATTGAATCAGAAATAACTACTTTGACTAATGATACCAATAGTCCTTACTGGAATAAAAATCACCCAGATCACGACAAGGTAGTTCAACAAGTCTATACATTAAGAGAAATGTTAAATGCAGAATAATAATCTAAACGATCAAGAGATTAGATTAGAAATATTGCGGTTGGTTAAGGAAACAGGTTCTGAGAACCAGAAAACAAATCCCTTGCCAACTGCAGATATTTATTATAAATGGGTTAAAGGTAAGACAATTCGCAAGAACCTTACTGACAAGAAGGAATAGACTCTAGTCTAACAGACTTTAAATGCAAGAAATGCCTGTCAATTTTGACGGAGAACCTTTCTGTTTTAATTTTATTAATGACCATGTGGGTTGTTAATATTTAACTTTAATAAATGGAGAGACAAATATGTCATCACAAATAACTACAGCATTTGTTCAGCAGTATTCTGCTAACATTCAAATGCTTTCTCAACAAATGGGATCGTTATTAAGAGACAAAGTCCGAGTTGAATCTGTGGTTGGAAAAAATGCTTTTTTTGACCAAGTTGGTTCAGTAACTGCAGTTTTAAAAACTAGCAGACATTCCGACACTCCGCAAATTGATACACCTCATTCAAGACGAAGAGTATCACTTGCTGATTACGAATATGCTGATCTAATAGACACTCAGGATAAAGTAAGACTCTTAATCGATCCAACATCTTCTTACGCTCAAGCTGCTGCAATGGCAATGGGTAGAGCTACAGACGATGTGATTATAGCTGCTGCAACTGGTACTGCCTACACAGGCGAGACTGGTTCAACATCTCAAGCTCAACAATCAGTAATTGCTGGTGGTTCTGCAGGTTTAACTATTGCTAAATTAAGAACTGCTAAGCAGACTTTTGATTTGGCTGATGTTGATCCTTCAATCCCTAGACACATTATTGTAGGACCTGAGCAGATTAATAATCTATTGGCGACAACCGAAGTAACAAGTTCAGATTTCAACACAATCAAAGCGTTGGTTCATGGTGAAATTGATACTTTTCTTGGGTTTAAATTTACAACATCCAACAGACTTACAAAATCTGGTAATGACAGACTTTGTATAGCTTTTGCACAAGATGGAATAGCTCTAGGAATCGGAAAAGATATTTCCGCTAGAATTGACGAAAGAGCTGACAAATCTTATGCCACTCAAGTGTACTACTGCCAAAGCATCGGTGCTACTAGAATGGAAGAAGCTAAAGTCCTTGGTATAACTTGCGTAGAAGCATAATAGGAGGATATATATATGGCTAATTCAATACAATATGCGAAGATAGTTAGTGTTCCTTCTGAGAAGGTTGATACTAATGAACTAGCTGGTAGAGTAAGAGTTGCATTTGCAGAGTACGAAGCAGCAACAGAACAATCTACTATAACTATGTTCACTATCCCTAATGGTGCAAGAATCTTAAGCGGATCAGTAAGTTATGATGCTCTTAATTCAAGCACAACTATATCAGTTGGACATGGTGCTTATACAAACTCAGCAGGAACAGCAGTATCTGCTGATGTTGATGAGTATAAAGCAGCAGCCGCTTCAACTTCTGCAGAAACAGTTGTTGCTGCAGACACTATAGCTTTAGGTAGAAACAGCGTAGTTGATGCTGACAAAGATGGTATTCCAGTTACAGTTACCCTAGCAGGTGCTGATGGTGCTGGTACTATTCAGTTGCAACTATTATATGTTAAAGACTAATAAATAGTTTGGGTGGGGGAGCAATCCCCCATCTTTCTTTAAATGAAACATTTGAAAGAAGTCAAACCTGTGTTACATTTTAAGAAAGATGATTATGTTTATAGATTTGTTTTGGTAGACAGATTTAAACACACAGCATCTGCTCATAATGGATTTGATATTCATAATGAGAGAACGGAAGCGGAAATCTGGCAACGGATGACCAATAGGAAAATAAGAAGAAAATATATAACGAAAGAATAGTTATGGCAAAACAAGGTTTATACGCAAACATTCACGCAAAAAGAAAAAGAATTAAAGCTGGCTCAAATGAAAAAATGAGAAAGCCAGGATCTAAAGGATCTCCAACAGCAGCAAATTTTAAAAGATCAGCTAAAACAGCAAAGAAAAAATAGATGGCATCCATAGTAGATATTTGTAACGGAGCATTAAATCAATTAGGAGCTACTACTATTCTATCCCTAACAGAAGATTCAAAAAATGGTAGACTTTGTAACTCAAGATATACTCAAGTAAGAGACGCAGTATTTAGATCTCATCCTTGGAACTGTTTACAAAAAAGAGTAGAACTAGCTGCAGACTCAACAGCTCCAGCTTGGGGTTTTAGTTACCAATACACTTTACCTTCAGATTGTTTACGACTGTTAGTTATTTTAGATTACGATTCTAATTACAAAGTAGAAGGTAGAAAAGTATTAAGCAATACCTCTTCTATGAAAATTTTATATGTATCAAGAGTTACTGATCCTAATGAATACGATGAATTATTAAGAGAAACTTTATCTGCTGCCTTGGGTGCAGACATTGCTTACGGAGTAACTTCTTCTAATCCTGTTGCACAGAATATGTATGAGTTATTTCAAAATAAATTAAGAGATGCTAGATTTGTAGATTCTACAGAAGGTCAAAATGTATCACAAGATTTAGGAATGGCAGATGCTATTGACGCTGGTACTTTTATAAATTCAAGGTTTTAATTTATGGCTAGAGTTGCGGTACAGCTTACCAACTTTACAGGAGGAGAACTGTCTCCCAGACTAGATGGTCGTAATGATCTTACTAAATACAGTTCAGGCTGTAAGACTTTAGAAAATTTAATTGTATATCCTCATGGTGCTGCGGCTCGTAGACCAGGCACATCTTTTGTTGCAGAGGTAGCAGACAGCGATAACAAAACTAGACTTATTCCTTTTGAATTTTCTACTACTCAAACTTACATGTTGGAGTTTTCTAATTTAAAAATTCGTGTCTACAAAGATAATGGTTCAGTATTAGAAGGAGATAAAGTAATCTCAGGTATTACTAAAGCTAACCCTGCGGTAGTAACTGCTACTTCTCATGGTTACTCTAATGGAGATGAAGTTGTTATTACAGAAGTAGTGGGAATGACAGAACTCAATGGCAAAAGATTTTTAGTTGCAGGAGTAACAACCAATACATTTCAACTTACAGATAAAGATGGAACAAACATAAACAGCACTAGCTTTACTACTTATGGTTCTGCTGGTGTTTCTAATAAAGTATTTGAAATTACTACTCCTTATACAACCGCACAATTATTTGATATTAAATTTGCACAGTCTGCAGATGTTATGTACATTACTCATCCATCTCACGAAGTAGCAAAACTATCTCGTACTGGTCATACTACTTGGAGTTTAGATGAAGTAAGTTTTACCAAAGGACCATTTCAAGATCCCAATATAACCACTACAACTTTAACACCAGCTAGTTCTGCTGTTGGAACTGGAGTTGATATAACAGCCTCTGCAATTACTGGTATTAATAGTGGAGTTGGATGGTTAGCCACAGACATAGGTAGACAAATTTATTTTAATAGTGGTTATGCAATTATTACGGCAAGAACAAGTTCTACTGTTGTGGTGGTTACTATTACCACAGCCTTTACAAACACTAGTGCTATTACAGCTTGGCAACTAGGTTCTTTTTCAGACACTACTGGACATCCTTCTTGCGTAACCTTCTTTGAACAAAGATTAATATTTGCAGGAACTACAAATCAACCACAAACAATATTCTTTTCCAAATCAGGAGATTATGAAAATATGGATGCCAATCTTAGCGGTACGATTGCTGATGATGATGCTATTATTTACACGATTGCTTCTAATCAAGTAAATGCTATTAGATTTATGACTGCCACTAGAACTTTAATTATAGGAACGGCAGGTGGTGAATTTACGGTATCTGGTGGTGGAACAGATAATGCAGTAACCCCAACCAATATTCTTATTAAAAAACAATCTAATCATGGTTCTGCAAATGTAGATGCGATTGCAGTAGGTAACGCAACTTTATTTTTACAAAGAGCAAAAAGAAAAATTAGAGAACTAGCATATAACTTTGATGTAGATGGTTATCTTGCTCCTGATATGACCATTCTTGCTGAACATATTACTGAAGGTGGACTAACACAAATCGCTTACCAACAAGAACCTAATCAAATTATTTATGCTGTTAGAGGAGATGGAGAGTTAGTAGGATTAACTTACCAAAGAGAACAACAAGTAACAGCCTGGCACAGACATATTTTTGGAGGTATCTTT